TGATGGAATGATTTATGATTAAGCTTTAATATGTTTTGCTCTAAGAACTTTTGATAGTCTCTTACATTCGTCTGCTGATCTATCATGTTATCATCTTGATAGACTTCAAACTTATTTGGTTTAATACCACGTAATACTTTCCAATTGTGGCCAGCGGTTTCGAATTCTATAGTGACTTCACATGCTTTACCATTTACTGAGTTAACTAAGCCACCTCTCTTGACATTACGATGAGGCTTATTAAACAAAGCAAAGGATATGGCATCTAAAATGGTAGATTTACCTGTGCCATTTGTACCAACAATAAGCGTAGATCTTGATTTGTTAAGATCTATTATTATTGGGTTGTTGCCTGTGGAAAGAAAGTTTTTGTACGTAAGTTCTTTGAATAATATCATGGGTATATTATATCACAAAAGTATGATTTGTACATACTTATGTTTCTGGATTGCTTATATTATTTATTGCTTCTGGTGAAGGTACGACATCTGGGTCTACTACAAACATCATATCTAATCCTATACTCTTTACTTGCCTTAAGAAATGGTCACAACTATTATATAGCTGAGCTGCAAATAAACCAGTTTGGAAACTCATGTCCATATGCATTTCTTCTTCGTCAATCGCATGCTTTTTAATTGCAAGCTTCATAAAATACTGGCCTTGTACTGATAACTCACCACAATTCATCTTCCAATATTCTACTCCACCTAAAACCATAAGCACAAGAGATTTGTCTTCAAAGTATTGTCTATACTTTTCTTTATCTAAATTCTCTGTACCAGTCTCATCTGTCTTTGCTTCAGCCTGAACTTCTTGAACTTCTTTAACGATTGCTGCTGAAGTCTTCTTTGGTTCAGGTGCTATATCATATACAACTTCAGGCTTAGGGCTGAAATCTGTCCATACTTGTTCGATCTCTGCCCAAGCCCATATTGGCCATAGTATAAAGCCGACTATCATTGCTGATACGGCAAACTGGTAAACTGCCCATAGCAGTCTATTATCTTCGGGATCTATCCCCTTATGTCCTCGCATGCTTCTCCTTCACAAACTGGAACTTCAATTTTATTTGGGTTTATTTTATCCCAACCGCTCTGCACTACAGAACATCCAGCTACATTAAATAATACAATGATACAAGCTAACGCAAACGCTAACATTGCCCATCTACTTTTAGTAATTTTTTCTCTCATTACTGTATCTCCATATCTATGGCATCATTATAGAGACTGTTCATCAGAGTCTTGAGCTTATCTTTGTCAAGATCTGTATTCACACCATCAATATAACTTGCCATTAAGTCAGTTGTATTTTCTACATCTTCTATGTTGGTGAGAACATTCTCACCTAAGAACTCAGAGAAATTTTCAGCTATCTTTAAATCGTGTGTATTCAGCTCTGATATTCGTTCAATAAATTTGTCAAACATGAATGGGTTAGACTTATTCCCAACAATTACTTTAACAAATTTGCCTGTAAGAGTATTTATATCATAATTCGTGTAATCTGTATCTGTATCATCATAATATATTTTCTCAAATAATGTGAGAGGATTAGGTATTGCCTCTACTGTTTTTGTATCTGTATCGAATACATGAAAATATTTCTGATCATTTGCATCAGCCCATGTAAATTCCATTTGACATCCAAGATATCTGATATTACCTTGTTGAGATGAGGCATGATAATGACCTGATAAACATAAGTCAAAGTGTGCAAAAGGTTCTACACCCATACCATGACCCATAGGTTGCTTAATACCTCTCATCATTTCAAAGCCTTGTAATTCTAAATGACCCATCATAATACCTTTATTACTTGATAAGAAATTCATTGATGAATCCCAATTCTCTGAGTTAATCCATGGTACTAAATGCACATCACAACCATCATAGTTTAATGTTGATGGTTTCATAATGATATTGATATTGCTTGTGTAATAACCTAATAGTTCTTTAAGAGAACATAGATCATTTGTGTTTTTATGGAATACATCATGGTTGCCTGGAATAATATCCATAGTCATACCATTTTGTTTCATAGGCTCAAGGAAATGCCTACGATTAGCATTCAATGCTTTAAAGTTTACAAACTTTCGATGGTCATAATAATCACCAAGATGTATTATATGTTTTATATCATTATCTTTACAGAATGGAAAGAATACTTGCTCATAGAATCTCTCTTGGAAGTCTATGAATATCTCTGAACTATTCCTTACGCCACAGTGTGTATCATTTAATAATGCTATCTTCATACAAATGGATTTCCTTTAAACCAAAAAACTAAACTATATCTTGTACCCTTTTTAACTTTATCTACCTTATGCCAAACATGAGATGGGAATACAGTAATACCACCTGTAGATTTAGATATTTTTTTAGGATCTGTTTTATTATATTCTAATGCGTTATCGAACCACATATCACCACCTTCAAAATCATCATTCAGATTTATGGTAACACTTATCTTTCTTATTTTACCAGTACCATCTGGTTCCTCGAATGAATCTCTATGCCAATCGTAATAACCACCTTTGTTGTATTCAGTAAATTGAATTGATTCGACTGGTTCCCATTGGAAATTCCAACCTGCTCTTTCATTTGCTGTATATATGTATGGTATTAATTCCTCTACTATCCATTTATCATTTAGCCATACAACATTTGACTCTCTATAATTTTCTTCTTTATTTTGAACAGTGGCTTTACTTTTTTGTTTAGATAAACCTAATTCAATTATACGATCGCACATAGCAGAGTCTAATGCTTCTGGAAATGACCAAACAAAATGTTTTAATCTCATACTACCTCCATGGTTCACCCATTACCCAAACAACTAAACTATATCGTGTGCCCTTTGTAACTTTCGTTACTCTATGATATGTATCAGATGGGAATACAGCTATATTACCTAAACCACTACGTACTTTTCGGGGGTTTTTTGTCCAATAATGATCTTCTGAATCTATTTCTAAATCACCACCTTCGTAATCATCATTTAAGTTTATAGTAATACTTATTTTTCTTGTTGCACCACCTGTTTTACTTATATCTGTATTTGTATCGCGATGCCAATTATAATGATTACCTACTTCGTATTTAGTAAACTGAATTGCTTGAGGAATATCATAATCAAAATTCCAACCAGCATTAACATTTGCTGTACTTACATATTCCATAATCTGATCCATAATATAAGGATCATATATCCATCCAGTTTTACAAATCCGTGTTTTCTTTGCAGGCTGCTTGCCTCCATCAACTGTAGCATCTTCTATGATTTGCTCTTCACCTATTCGTATTAGTTCATCGCATGTTTGTTTATTTAATGCTTTATCAAATACCCATGCACTATGTTGTACTCTCATTTCTTATCTCCTTGTTTATATCTATAGCCTTTTCTAATAGACTAAGTTTACCTTGGCCAGATTTTACAAAGGCACTCGTATCTTTTGGAAAACACATACCACCGAATCCATATTTTCTATCTGGTCCAGGAACCATCATATGGCTTTTACCAATGCGTTCATCCATTCCTATTAATTGTGTAAGCTCATCAAATCCATCTTCACCAAACATACTATGTAGTTCATTAAAGAATACAACCTTTGTAGCAAGGAATGTATTGATAGCATATTTCGCATAAGCTGCTGTTCTTTTATCAGTAAATTTAATATGATTCATTTTAATTCCAGCATCTTGAAATATTGTACACCAAAATAAAGATTGACTTCCACCAAATATAGTAAACTTTTGATTTAGAAATTCTTCTTGTGAGTCAGCTTCGGTTAAGAATTCTGGGTTTGTTGTAATAAATCTATCTTCGCTTAGTAAATCTATAAGCTCTACAGATATAGTTGACTTAATAAGAATAGGTACCGTTGGTGCGTGTTTACGTATCTCACGATGGTATTGTTCAACCATCATATCATCACACTCACCCATTGGTCCTTGTGGTGTAGGTAAACATATTATAATACCATCATAAAGATGGTAATGTGGATATATGTAATCTCTTTGAATTAATTCATATCCTGCTGGAGGATCTAATATTTCT